CCACCGCCGCCGCCAGCAACGCCGAGCTTGCCATCAGCACCACGCCTGAGCGGGATAATCGCTTCTGGACCTGCTTCGCCCATTAGCCCGTTGCGCATCGTGCCGCCGTTAGCAAACTTGAACAGGGTGGGGCTGGTGACAACACCACCCATTGCAAAAGGCTGAATGCCGTTAGCGGCAATCATTCCGTTAGCGGCAAATGTGGTCCCGGCAGCTGCTGATCCACCGCCCCCACCGCCAAAATTGAAGATTGACTTGAATGCGTTGATAGCCTGGTCAATCACCAGGATCTTGATCAATTGTTTAGCAATGTCTTTGAGAACCGTTGCTGCAATCTGACGCAAGCTGTTGCCCCAGTTTTGAGTTCCCTCAATCAAAGCATCAAACGCACTGGTCAAACCAGTACCAAGACTATTGGCAATGGAATCGGTGATTTGCTGCATTTGACGCAAGTGATCCACTTGATTGGCTAACGCTTCGGCTTGCGAGCGAAGTGTTGGGTCAAGATTTTTCCAGTCTTCCCCGTATTTTTGCGCCAGCTTATCCAATGTCTTCAATTCACTGCCAGCAGAACGCAATTGTTCAATCTGTTGCTTAAGGGATGCAATGTCTTCAGACAGTAGGTTCCCGGATGCCATCGCATTTTTTTGACCAGGAGTAAGGTCCTCAAGTTTAGCCTTGAACCCACCAAGAGCAGCACGCGCTTTCCCTGTTGCAGGATCAGTTCCCCCTGTTTTGTTTAGCCGGAGAAGGAGCGCATCTGCATTTTTTACCGCTTCATCAATTTGAAGGTTGATATTGTTCAGCTCTCTAGTAAGAGGACTCTCGGACCTGTCGGCCTTCTTGAAGAATTTTTCTTGCAGGATTTTTGCCTCAACACCAATATCTGCAATCTCCTTTAGTGCGTCTTTGCGTTCTTGCGCATTGCGGGCTTTTAACGCTTCAAATTCAGCGTTTACATTGGCAATTCGTTGCTTAAGGTTTTTGTCGTTATCAGAAGTTAGCCGAGCTTCTTCAATTTTGTATTTTTTAAGCTGCTTAGCGAGATCTAACTCGGCATCAAGTTGACTGAGTTTATCTTTGCCAACCATGTTGGCTTCGGTGTTATAGCGAAGACTTTCTTGAATAAGTCGATTAAATTCCGCTGCGTCTTGATTTGCTTTTTTTGCTGCGGCGTCGTCTTGCTGGGTAAGGCCAGGTGGCAATAGGTCAGGATTGCCGCCAAGTTTACCAAGGTTAAGATCTAGACCTTTAAGAGCGCCGCCAACGCTGCTTATTACATTTTTGGTGATCTCATCAACGATCTTGCTCAAGCCAACGGCAAGGCCGATGCCGGCTGCGCCACCAAAAATTGCGCCAAGAACTTTGCCTTTGGTCGCACCAGTAGTAATGCCGGCCAAAATGGCTTGAAATGCCGCTCGAGCAGATTCAATTGCAAGCGCAGCTTTTTCAAGCGTCAGTAATTCTCTGGTAAAAGTAATAATCCCTCTTAAGGCTTGAGAAAAAGTAGTTAAATTGCTGGCCAAAAATACGCCAGCTTGCACGCCACCCAATACAATAAGAGTTTTAATAAGTCCGGCAACAACTTGCTGAACACCAGCAATGCCGCCAATCAAATTGCGCAATTTTCCAAATGTATCGTCAATTGATTTCTGCCAAGCCGTTTGACCTTGCAAAACCACGCTGAAAGCATTGAACGCTTTGGTGCCCAGGTCCTGGAACAAAACGACGATCGGCTGCAAGGCTTGGCCAGCAGAAAGTTTCAAATTGTCAAAGGCAAGCTTGAAGCGAATACTGGATGCAAACGGTGAATCACCAATGGCCTTGGCGCTTTCGCCATAACGCTTAAATAGTTCTTCTGAGAACGTGATGAAGTCCTTCAGTGAAACTTCACCGTTTTGCAATGCCTTGTCTAATTGCTGAGGTGTTTTGCCAATGGATTGCGCAAAGATCGTGAATGCACCAGGCAAACGTTCACCAATTTGGCCACGCAATTCCTCTGCGCTTACCTTGCCTTTGGAGAACACCTGTGAGGCAGCAAGCATGGCGCCATTGATGTCTTCGGTGCTGGCGCCTGTTGCAATCATGGCTGCACTCAGCCCTTGGAAGACTTTCTGAGTTTCGCTGACACCCATGCCAGCGCCACGTACTGAAGCCTGCAAGCGCGTGTAATTCTTTGTCGCATCGCCAATGCTGGTTAGGAACTGGCCTGATGACGCTTGAATGAATTTCAGGCTGTTGTTGAATTCGTTTTGATCGGTGCTGACGCCTTTAAGGGCAATGCGCAGTCGAGCAATTTCAGAGGCGTAATCAGCTGCTTCGGTCAGCTGTTGGCGTAGGATGCCCACGCTGGCGCCAATGGCACCACCAGTAAGCGCACCAGGCACGCCACCCTTAAGGGCACCGATGCCTGCGCCAATGGCGCCTTCAGGGCCGCCAAAGATAGCCGCAGAGGCAATGGCGCCGGTAACCTGGCCAGCCGTCTTCAAGCGCTGCGCAGCGCGTTCTTTGCGACCAACCTGAATACCAAGTTGTGCGTCAAATTCAGCCAGCTCTTTCTTGAAAGCTTCATCTTGAAGCTTTAATTCAGCACGCCATTTGCGTTCATCTGCCTCAAGTTCAAGTGCGTTGTATTTTTCATTGATCTGCAAACGCTGAATGCGATTGTTGCTTGCAAGTTCAATAATGCGTTGATTGGCGCTGTTGAGAGCATCAACAGCAGCTTCCGTACCTTTGTAATCAAATGGCTGCGGATTGGTTTGTGCTACCCCAGTGGTAGCGCGGATCGTATGGGTCTCACCAAAAATTTGGTGTGTGCCATACACCTTGGGCTGACCCGTCATCGGGTCAATGTTGGGATCCCGCAGCGCCTTACTGGTGGCTTGAGCTTGCGCCGCTGTTAGGCGTCCGTAAGCGCTTGCAGCAGCATCAAGACGACCTTCAAGCGCACCAATGTCTTTCGCAAGCTGACGGGTGCCCGCACCAGTTAAGGTGCTCTGTTCTTGCAGATCCTTGAGAACGTTAATTGCAGTTTTGACATCACGCGCTGATGCCGTGGAGCTGCTGCCAAGAGTTACAGCAGCTTCGCGCAGTTTGCTGATTTCAGAGGCTGCTGGCGTTGTTGCAGACTGCAACGCCAAGACGCTTTTTTTCAACCCATCCACGGAATCCATTCCGCGGACAAGGGCCTCAATTGTTACCTTTGTATGTTGTTCAGCCATCGCTGCTCCGCTCGTTCAGAACTAGCAAGGCCGTCCGTTCCATAACCTGGATGCCTTCAAGCATGGAGCGAGTGTCCTCAACCGAGTATAGGCCGCACAACCATTGCAGCGCTTCGTACTTGAGGCCCACGTAGCCGCCCATGGTTACGTTCCATTGGGTTTGCATACGCAGAAACATCATCACGATGTCCCAGTTGTCGTCCCACACCTCGAAATGATCCGGCTGACCCTCATCGAGAACAGCCGGATCCATACCAAAGACCGCTGCATCATCACCGGACTCGTCGCGTTCACCGCCCTTCGCCCAGCGCTTAGCAGCTTCCTCTAGTTTTTTGCTTGCGCCCCCTCTAATGATTCGAGGTACGCCTTGATGATCCCGCGACAGAAGTACGGGTCTTCAAACAGCTCACGTCGGTTTGCCGCCGTAAAAGGAACGGCTTTGTCATCCTCATCGAGGATGCCATCCCATCCCTCCAACACAGCCTCTAGCAACTGGGTGTCGCCCTGATCTGCCAATTTGGAGAATTCAGAGCGGCCCAGCCGCTTGAAGGTCGCATCAAACGATTGCTTTTCAAACCGGCCGCCGTCAGAGGGAACCTCGACGACGACCGGCCACTTGTAGCTTGCGACCTTCTTGCGGATAAATGCCATGCAATGCTCCTTTTAGGTGTAGGCCAGACTGAACTCGTCGTTGCCCGCCGTGGTCGGTGTGGCCACGTAAGGAACGCTGAGCATCATCACGGAATCCTGGTCCTGGTAGGTCGGGTTGAGAACATCAACCTGTGACGCTGTGAAGGTTACCTTGTTTCCAGCCGTTGTGCCGTGCAGGAAGGTAAGGTTGCCGGTGGAAGCGCCAAGGGCTGCGCTGAAGAAATCCTTAGTAGCAATAGGCACGGCTTCGATCATCACTGTTCCAGCAGGCTTGCGGTCAGTGATTAGCGCTTCTTTGGTGCCGCCCACCAGCTCGCGGTACACGATGCTGTTGGCCATGTTGAACTCCACAGACTGGAGCACACCGCTGTAGGAGAAGAAGGAAAACGCCGAGCTGTTGCCTTGACGGAACACAAGCGGGGTGGCTTGAGCGCTGTAAGTGACAGCAGGCTGAGCGGTGTCGGTCGGGCTGTTGTAAACGCCCGTCATGCTGAATTTCAGCGTGGGGATCTGACCCGTGGAACAGCTCATGGATACATCGCCACGGCAGCCGGTCAGCTTGTGCAGCACGCCATCCACGTTGAAGTAGATGCTCACGGAGCTGAAGCTGGCGCTCACGGGGGCGTAAGTCACCGAGGTCGAGGCCACGATGGTCTCAGACATGCCGCAAGCTTTGAGGATGGCGCCGTAGCGAGGAGCGGTGCCGGCGGTGCCGGAACCAGCCAGTTCCACCTCGAAGGAAATCGCCACGGAGGTCTTGGCGATCAGCTGGTCGTAGTTGCCGAGATAGGGGCGGATCAGGTCACGGCTGACCAGATCACCAGACAGCGGTGTGATGTCTAGGTTGCGCACCAAGACAGCATCAGTACCCGCAGGGGTCGAATCAGTGCCGTAGGTGGATTCAGCTTTCGCCAGAATCAGGCGTTTGCGGCTCAGAAGGGCCATTGCTCAATTCCTCAAGTTGGGGATCGGAGGGTTGGGCCGGCTCTGTCCGCTCTACGAGCTTCCTCTTGCCGGTTTTAGGGTCCAGGAGGTAAGTACCACCCTGGCCCCAGTATTCATCCACCATCGTAGCCATTACGTGCTCGCAAGATTAGTGAGTGAGGTGCGATAACGAATGATGTAATCACACATGACGACGCCGGCTGGTTGGTCGGCTTCAATCAATTGCCAGTTTACGTCCTGCGGAATGGTATCCATCGCGTAACCACCTTGAGTGAGATCAGCCATCACCTTGCCGTGGAGGGATTGGATGGTGGCATCAGCCAGCTGATCCGGTGCGGCGCCTCGGACGATCACGGCAATGCGCACGGTCAAGCTCCAGTCCAACGTGGGCAGGCTTGTATTTTCTTGCGCTGTGTCGCTGATCGGTTCCACCACAATAGCGGGACTTTCAGCGCGTGCTAGAGCTTCAACGCGACTGCGATAGATCCGTGTGCTGACACCTGTGGTCCCCGCCAATGCGGTGACGATGTTGTTGATGATGGATTCGCGGCGTGTCGTCATGGTTTCAGATTAACTGCACCGGCTAATGCAGGCATGGGCAAATGGGTGAGATCACATGAAGATCACCACGCGAGGACGGGTATCACGTTTGGTCAGATCAGCATCACTACCGGTCAAAACAAACGTGCCAGTGGCATCCACCATCACCAGCGAACGCTTGAGCTGAGCGCTGCGTCCAACAACAGAGAACGCCCCAGCGCCTGTTGTGAGCCGCCGTTGCTGATTGAAGCCAACACCCTGGCCGACAAGCGTGAAGCCGCCAGATGCTGCACTGACCTTGCGAGCAAGACTGAAACTGGCTGCGTTGCCGGTAAGAGTAAACGCCCCTGGTGCAGCGGTCGTCTTGCGGGTTGCTCTTAAGCCCGCAGCGTTGCCTGTTTCGCTATAGGTGCCAACACTGCCTGTGACCTTGCGAGCGGCATAAAGGCCAGCAGCATTACCTGTGAGCGTGAACGCACCAGTCGTTGCGTTAAGAACCTTGGCGTTCGTTGTCCTAGTAAATGTGGCTGCATTGCCCGTTAGCGCAAAGCTTGCTGGCGAACCAGTGACCAAGCGTCCCGCTTTGAGGGTGGCGGTGTTTCCTGTTTCGCTGAATGCCCCTACCGCACAGCTCAGGCGATAAGTGCGGATGAGCGTTGCGGGATTGCCAACCTCATTGAAGGCGCCTGCTGCTGCGGTGACCTTTGAGCCGCGAATAAAACCAGCAGCCTGGCCGGTTTCAACGAATGACTGAACCGCAGCCGTCAGTCGATAGCCACGGGAAAACGTGGCAGCGTTGCCAGTCTCAGCAAATGATCCAGCGGCTGACGTGAGGCTGTACTTACGCAACAAATTGGCTGCGTTGCCTGTCCTGGTAAAAACTCCCGCCGAGGCAGTAAGTATTCCTTTTGCCGTAATTTCAAATGTCCAGCTTCTGTAAATAGTGGGAGTGCTGGTGACGTTTGTGCTTGCCCAACTAGTTACACCAGCGTTTGTATCGTGGCCGCCAGATGATGGTCCTGTGCCAACCGACGTGCGGTTGGTCATCCCCGTTGGGGCATTAGTTACAGCGGTGAGTTTGGAACCAGCAAAGCCCACCACCCAACTGGTGGAATCTGTGCGCTGTAGCGTCAGCGCTGGGTAGTTAATCAATGTTGTACTGTTTGCACCGTTGCCAGCGGTGGCACCGATGCCACCCGCCCCGCGATAAACAAGTGCACTTAAATCAACGGCATTTGTCCACGTACCTGATGACGTACCAGAAGCGGTCGCAAACAAATAACCGACAACAGATGCGTTCTGGTTAGCGCCAGTGCCTGTTGCAACAGCCGTCCAACCCGAAGGAACAGCTGGTACTTGATTACTTACATTGTTGTAGGCAAAAATGACCAAAAGGTCACCCGCCTGGTGAGCAGGTAAGGTGACCGTTGTTGATGCCGCAGAGGCCGCGCCAACGTAGCTAATAGCCATGGCCGGACTCCGCTACGTGAACTAGGCGATGGTCAAAATGCCGTTGGTTTGGTCAAGGTCAACCGTGAACGTTTCACCAGATGCCAGCGTTACCGAGCTGCCGTAGTCCCAATACCCAATTAACGGCTTGGCAGGCGATGTCGGTGTGTCGTTGTAGAGCACCGCATACCTGAACGGTCCCACCGAACCGGTGGCAGTAACCACAGGGTCAGTGCCGCCGACAAATTTGAAAGTACCTGATGTTTGCGAGCCAGTGATTGTGCCCACGCTGGCGCCGCCTGCCGTGTATCCATTACCGGCGGTAATCTCGGTGATGTCAGTTTTTACCGCGTTGGTTGCCGTAGGTGCTGTGTTGGTCAGCATCACCTTGTAGACATGCGTGGTGCTGGTTTGCATCTGGTGAACACCAGAGGCCACGTCAGCCACAAATTGGTTGAACTTGTTAAAGGCGGCCATGGTTGGTCCTTGCTATGGGGTCAGTCTAAGACTTACAGCTCAATGGAAACACTCAGCTCACTGACGGTGCCAGTGACGGTTGTGATCTCAAGCCAGACGTATTGTCCGGCAAGGATTGGCTGATTGACAATTGGCACCGTTTGGCCGGTCGTGGTATTTGTCACCGCCGTAGCAGTTGTCACCGCCGTGCCAGCCGTGCTGCGGTTCACGTCTTTCTTGACCACAAACGTGACGCTGGGGTTGGTGCCTTGAACAATCGCCTGCACGTCCCGCAACGTGGTGTCGATCTCGGCGTAGAACAAGGTGATTGCATCGCCCACGCGGGGGCTGACAATCGTGACCGACTTCGGTGTGCGGCCTTGAGTCCATTCGTTGCCGTTGTAGGTCAACGCATCGCCAGCAACAGGGCTGGTGATCGAAACATCCGATAGATCCGCCAGTCCAAATGTCCGTGGGTCGCTGCCTGCTGCTGTTGCATCTGGCGCCAGCTTGCTCAGCATCAATTCAGTGAACGCCCCATCATCAAGCTTGCGGGCTTCACGCACCTGATAGTTGACGCCATCCACCGTGATGCCGTCGCCATAAAGCAGGCCGCCAAAATCTGCGGTACGGACCGTCAGCGTGTAATCGGTGCTGAGCACCATGCCGCCGGCAAGCACCTGGCCCGGCATGTCCAAAATGCCCAATGCCGTCACAGCGCCAGCTGTGCAGCTGACGCCAAAGTCCTGAAAGAAGATTGTCAGATCTTCATTCAGCGCCATTGGCGGCCTCCGCCTTGGCTTTCTTTGCCGCAGGCCTAGGTGCAGGCAGCTCAGCAGTAGCCTTGCCGATCGCAATCAGATACTTGGCCTCCTGATCAGGAAGCTCCATCACCTGGCCGGCAACCACGTCTTGAAACGCGGCCACGGTGTCAGACAGAAAAAGAATTTTGATCATGAGAAAAAAAGGGGGCGGTTGCCCGCCCCCGGCTCCTTATCAGGCGGTCAGGGCGTCCTTCATGGCGGCAAAGGAAACAGCGTTCCGAACCGCAATGTCGATGTCCTGGAGAGCCACCACGCGGACGGTGCCGCTGGTGCTGGAGGTGTAAGGATCAACCATCAGGCTGATCGAACCCCACATGCCGATCATCAGGTCGGCAAAGTTGCCGAAGATGATGGCCGAGCACACACCGGAAGCAGAACCCTTGGTCAGGTTGGAAGGCACCTGATTGGTCACAGCCACGTTGTAGCCATTCAGGCTGTTGTCAGCACCGTAGATGGGGATTTCACCGTAGGTGGTGTTGGTGAAGGTGCCCTTCAGCTTGCCGCGAACTTTGGGGTTGGTCAGGTAGCTCAGGCTGCCCACATCAGCGTTAGCCACAGCGACTTGGGATTCCAGGTCGATGATGTTGGCGTAGCTGGGGGCTGCACCGTTGGTGCCGCCGGCCACGGAGCCGATGCCCGAGGTTTGCAGGATGCCGGTGGGCTGGTTGGAAGAACCGGAGCCGTTGATGGCAGCGCGGTCGATTTCCAGACCCAGCACGGTGGCAAGGTCATCACGGACGAAGCTTTCCACGTCGATGGACGACTGGAGCAGCAGCTTGCGGCTGATGTCGGTGTAAGCACCCACGGTTTTGGGGCTCATCGACACCTGGTCGAATGCCTGTTGGCTTTCGGTAGGAGCACCGGACTCAGCAACCCAGTAGGCGGTCGCAGCGGAAGTGGCGCGGGGGATAGCCACGTTGCCTTGCAGGCCGGTCATCACGCGGGTGCCGAGACCCATGACCACGGCGCGGTTGCGAAGCAGGCTGATGAAGTCACCAGCAAGCAGGTCGGTCGCCACGGTGTTACCACCAGCGGTGGCGGTGCCAACCGTCAGGTCACGCTTCAGCACATCCATCGGCACGGTGATGCCGCGGTTGTCTTTGCCGTAATGAGCAGCAGCAGCTTCGCTCACCTCGAACTCGAAAGCAGCAGCCCGCTGGGCAGCGCGATCGGTGGGGTTAGCGAGAGCGTTGATGGCGCGAACAAAGGAGAACTCACGAACTTCCTTTTCGTTCAGGCCGAGGTCAGAAACCTCACGCACAGGCTGTTGCTTGGCGCCCATGCGCTCCAGCACAGCAGCGCGGGCTTCGTCGATGCCTTTACCGCCGCGAACGAGTTCGCCAGCAAGATCAGACATGCCGTGCTTATTGCACAGGGCAGTAATGCCGGAGATGCGGCTGCGCTCGGCCTCAGCCGCTTCAGCCCGCACCACTGACAGGTCAGGGGTGGATTCCATTTGAACCTCGGGTTCTGGTTGGGGGGTTATTGCGGCGGTGGCCGCGGGTTCAGCGTCGAGAGCGCGGCCGATGCCAACAGAATTGTCAGCAGGCACGCTCACGATTGAAGCTTCGTAAGGTGTCCAGTTGGTCACTACGAAGTTACCGCTGCGCTCCTCCATGTTATCCACAGAGTATGCAAACGAGACGTTGCGCAGTACGCCATCACGCACGTCAGCCAAGATTTCCTGGGCAAACGCATTACGACTGAACCGCACGGTTGTGTAACCGCGCTTTTGTTGCTCATCAATCCAAGCACGCTCAACCACGCCGATCACCTTGTTGGTGTCGTGATTCCAAAGGAGTGGAGCGGCGTCGTTCATCCGGCTGAGATCAGCAGCACCACGCTCGTGGCTCAGCACCTCATTCCCGAAGTACCGCTGCACCGGATATTCGGAGCTAAACGGGAAGGTATAGGTAAGGTTGTCCTCGCCATCAGCAGCACGCTCGAACAGCACCGCTTCATTGCGGCGCAAAGTCTTGGCCTTAGCAGCGCGCTCTGGAAGTTCGCCAGCAGGTTCAGTCATGTCGGGTGGCAGCAAAGTCTCAGGAATTATCCAGAGCTTACAAAGCCCCGCCGGATCAATATCACCCTGGACCAATTCGCACGCGCGGCCACCTTCAAAGAACACGCAGTTGGAGCACTGCATACCCTGAGCAGCAAAGACGTTTTCTTCCGGTCCCATGTAATGCGCGCCATCGTCGCCAATGGTTTGGTCAAACTGACCCAACTCATCAACGACTTCCTCAAGCGCCTGGTGCATCAGCGTTTGGCGGGCACCCATCTCATCGTTGAGATCCCGTTGGTTCACTCCCGTTGGGTTCATGCCAGGAACCTCAGTTTGTAAAGGGTCGAGTCGATCAAATCCTGAATCTCATCAATGAGGTTTTGGATTTCACTGTCATCAGCCACGTTAGCCCGGCTGCTCATGACGTAATCGCTGAGCGCACTTACAAAGTCGATCGCGGCTGAAGTCGGCACCGAGTATCCGCTTGGGTAATCCAGCACCAAGCCGTACTTGCCCTGGTATGCCTCAACCACGGAATCAACCAGGCCAGGCAACTCGCTGTAAAAGGCATCCAGCGTCATGTGCTGGGCAAAGCTGCGCGTTTGAAAATGCAGGATGTGCCCGCTGGTGGCAGCGTGCATCAGCGTGATAAAAAACTCGGCCGCGGCCGGATTGTCGGAACGGTCGGGGGGAATCATGGCGCAGAACCAGCTTGGGGTTGATCCGGCTGGGGCGCCGGTATTTGAGGCTGCTGGAAGTTGGTGTCGAAGTAGAGCTGCAACTGCTCGGCCATATCCAGCTCGCGCCGGCGCTGCGTGAACACGTCTTCGATGTCGCCACCGTTTTCAGCGATCACCTCAGCCTTGGTGATGTAGCCGGCAAGCTCGGCGGCCTTGTATGCCTCGACTTCTTTCTGCGGATCCACCCATGCCCAGCCGCGAGGCATCCACCGCACGTTGCGGTAACGGTCAGGGTCCAGGTCATACAAAGGAAGATCCAACGCACCGCTCAGCACGGCCATATCGAGCCACGCTTCAAAAACGCGCTGGTGGAAGCTTTCGATCATCCATGCTTGAAGCTGGCGGTAGGTGTCGCGCTCCTCAAGCAAACTCAGCCGGCTGCTGCTGTAGTTGGTCGAACTGAAATCATGGCTTACCGATTCATACGAAACACCGAGCCCAGCCGACACCGCACGCAGCATGGCGCGCAAGAACGGTTCAAACTGGCCATCAGGAGCATCCAATTGAGGCACGCTGACCGACTCGCCAGGTGCCAGGTACTTAAAGACCCCAGGCTCAAAATTTGAGACGCGCTCACCATCGAGCACCTCATCGCCCTGCAACTCGCCCTCGGGTGATGTGATGAAACCCATCAGCGCCGACGATGCCCGCGCGCGGATCACCTCGGCCTCTTCATACCCACTGAGGTGATGCAGCCGCTTGATAGCCGACGCAAACCAGCTCACGCCACGGGTCTGACCAGGACGTTCGGTCAGGAACAGATGGATCACTTCATCCGCCGGAACCCGCGTGCGGGGCAGATAGTTGTCAGGCGTTGAATTGCTGAAGGTGTAATCGCCGGGATGGCGTGGCAAGAAGTAATACGCGACCGGCCGGTGCCACTTATCTAACTCCACGCCCATGCGGACTTCGTTGCCGTTGGTGGCAACCTTGCCGTTGTAGCGATCGTCCAGCAGGTCAGCCTCAAGCACTTCCAACGCCATCGGCACTGGCGAATCTGCAAATGGCTGCTTTACCATTCGCACCAGCACCTCACCGCTTTCGGCCACACTGCGCACCAGCAGCCGCTCAATATCCGCGAAGCCGAGCTTGCCAGCCGTATGGCAATACTTAGCGCGGCTCCATTTGGTCCAAAGTTGCTCTATTTGGTCGTTAATTGCTGTATTCAGTCGGTTGCCACGTTGCTGCTTGACCTGCGCTTGGAACGGAATCCCCTGGCCAACCACGTTGCTGGCAATTGAACGCAACGCTTGCTTTGCATAATCAGAGTCACGGCAAAGCTGCCGCGCCCTGTTCCGCAGCGCATAAAGGCTCGACCTGATCTCAGCATCAACGCTGCTGGCGCTTGTCACCCAGTCAGCTGTCAGCCGGCTGGTGCGGGCACCCTCAAACATCCGCCGCCGCGGTGCAGGAACCGGCGTTTCGTTGCGGCTAAAAAGCTCGCGGATCGCAGATCGAACGCCCATTAGAACCGAACAAAGAGGTTGTGAGGATTGCCAAGACCTTGAGCAACCGAGGCCGCGGCCTGTTCACGCTTCACCTCAGCAATCAGCCTAGAACGCAATACCTGTAAATCGGCCAAGTCATATTTCTTCAATCGCCGCCCACCAATCATGTATTCCTGAACCACGCCGCCAGACACAATTGCGCGGATTGCGGCATCCACCGCGTCTAAATCTTTATGCGCTTGGCTGCGACCATCAAATGCAGCAGGGGAGCCGGTGTAGCTCAGCGCCGCAACGACATCCAACAAGCCAGCGCCCAACGTTATGTGTTCGCCGCTCTTGCGCGCCTCAGCTTGCCAATACCAATGGCCGGCATCAAAGCCGGCGGTAGTAGCCTGCGAAATCAAAAACTCCCAACCTGTACCGTAGGCGCTCCCAGTCACCGTGGCGCCTTCACTAGCCGTGTTGGTGCGCAGGTAGTAATACAGCGCCCAACCATCAGCGCTACTCACCGGGTTGCCAAAAACGTCCGTGCTGGCAACGTCCCGCCATTTCACGGTGTCGCCAGCAGTGATCTGTGCAGGGATGTTCACAGCGTTACCAGTTGGCGACAAATGGCTTCTCGTCCGATCTTAGCTGCGCCGGCTTTGCCTTCTCCACTGGCTTCTCAAGCCGTTTTTCGAGCTGATCCCAGATTGTTCTGCGGTCGTACCGCTGGTACATCCGATTTAATCCGGCATATGCGTAGACCAAGCAATCCAATGCTTCGTTGCGTGCGCTGGGCTTTTTAACCCATTCCCGTATCGGAAAGCCCTTCTGAAACCGCGTTACCTGCTTCTCAGCCGTTAATTGCTGAAAATACTCTTCGCCCACCGTTGCAAAGAAGTGCAAGTAGCCCGGTCCTGTCTCGTTGTGCCGCAGCCGGCCAAACAACGTCGTCTTAATCGTGTCAGAACCAACAGGGCTGACTGCTGCGCCACGTTTCAGAATCCGCCCTTTCACATTCAAATCAACCTTGCTGGCTTTCCCGATCGGTGGTTTGCCTCGCTGTGATTGGCCCTTCACCGCAATCACACCAGCACCCTGACGTTCCCTCGCGTATTGGTACACCTCTGCTGTTGCGTGACCGCCCGAGTCAATCGCAACCACATCTGGCTTGATTTTGATGCCTAGCGCGTGAGGCCATGGCCGCAAAATGATCTCATCCAGCTGCTTCCACACCTCCGGCCGGCAGGGGTCACCATGGATTTCCTGGTGGTAGATCAGCCAACCTTCTTCCTCACGGCCCCACGCCCACGCTGAGACGGCCAAGCGATCACCAGCGCTGCCGCCACCACCCTGCACGTCAACGCCAATCGTCAACGCCAAGCTGCTCTCAGGCATCACGCCAGGCTCGTACACCTCAGCGCGTTCCATCAGCGCATCGACGCCCACCTTCGAGCTGTATTCTTCTTCCCACACCTCGCCCAAAGCGGTGTTTACAAAAGTTTTTAAACTCTCTGGGTTGGTTTTGGCTTCCAAGAACTCAGCCACCAAATGCGACCACGTGGCATTCGGGCTGTAGCTATACGCCGCCCAAATGTGGAACCCAGCGTGCTTGCCGTTGCCCACCGCCGTAGGCCGCCACTCACCGCGCTCAACCATCCACCGCTTGTGCCGGTGCTCAATGCACACCCCACAGCTCTCGCACACGTAATGCGCGGTCTCGGGGTCGTTATCCCGCCACCGCAGATGCGACCACTTCAAATACTGCATGTGCCCGCAGTCCGGGCATGGCACAAAATATCGCCGCTGATCGGACTCGTTGAACATCCGCTCGATGCGGCTGAAATCTTTTACCGTTGGCGTTGATCCCGCCACGATCTTTCGGTTCCAGTAATACTCAGTACGCCGGATACCCAGCTTGATCTGGTCACCCTCCGTCCCGGCCGATGCGGGATAGCCATCCACCTCGTCAAACAGCACCACACGCCGGCTGACGCGTCGAAACCCACGCGGACTGTTGGCACCCACCAGGCTCAACGTGCCACCGGGGAACGCCTTACCCAAAATTGTGTTGGCCCCATCCTTGGCCTTCGCATCGCTCACCACACCACGCAACACTGGCGTGTCGCGGATCATTGGTGCGATTTCTTCCTTCGAGTACCCCTGCGCGTCTTCAATCGTCGGCTGGACCACCATGATCGGACACGGATCCTGGTGGATATGGAACCCAATCGCGTGGTTGACCATCTTGGTGTAGCCGACCCTTGCCGACTTCATCACCGTGATCTGCTCCACTGATGGATCCGTGAAGGCATCCATCATCCCCCGCTGATACGGCAACGTGCGCCACCGCCCAGCCTCCGCCGAACTCTCCGCAGACAGGAAAGCAAAGCGATCTGCCCATTGGCTTAGCGTCAGCCTCTCTGGTGGTTTAAACGCAGCAAGCGCCTTACGGCTCAGTTCCTGAACGCTCGCCACTCAAATCCTCCAGGCATTCCCGAACAATATCCTCTAAAACGGCAATATCATCACCGGACAAGTCAGGCATACGCTGCTTTGCTTTTGTTGGCATCCCCATCAGCTTGGTGCGTGCAATCGTCACCAGCTCAATCCATTTCGCCTCTACTTCAGCCGCTGAAACTAAGCTGCCCTCCTTTTCGGCACGCTCCAGCTCCAGCAACTCAGCCTTCAAGTGCTCAGTTCTGGCGCGGCTTTCGTTGTAATCCGGGATCTGTTGCTTGGTGCGCAACGGCGCATCACCCAGATCAGCGCCACCGATCTTGCGTTGGGTGGTTGCCGCATATCGCTCACGCAGGCCCTCAAGCTCAACCATCTCTCGGCCGGCGGCAGAAATTTTTGTTTTGACCCGCCCCTCACGAATTGCCCTGGTCATGGCCTGGGGCGAAATGTTGAGCGCACGGGCTGCTTCAGCCTTTGTTACGAGCATTAACAGCAATTAGCCTGACATTAAGAAGAATAACCGTTTGTACCCCGCATTAGTGGGGTAGGGGGTAGAATGATCTGTTTTGCTCAACTAAGCCACGCAATTGTGCCTAGCCCAATAATGAGGTTCGAATTCACC